GAAAACAATTTCCCCAAAGTTTACAGTTTGACGGTTGCTAATGGTTCAACTTTTGATGATAACGTATGCGATATCATTGGCGACACTAATTCAACTGCAAACTTCGTTCAAATCAGCAATCCCACAGGCGGAGGCGATGTGCGCGTCAAATTGAATGGTTTGACTGGAGCTATTTTTGACCTGCTTGCTGGAGACACCCAAGTATTCAACTACGGTGACTTGGCAGTAACGAAACTACAATTCGACAATGACAGCGGCACTGATTCTGATGTGCAAGTTATTGTTTCAGTCAAGAGTGGTTGCGTAAGCTAACTTAATTAGAATTTATGCTGTAAAACCCGGTTTATGACCGGGTTTTACTATTTTATTGAATGCAAAATCTTTCACTAAAAGACTTTTATGCTAAACGTAACAAAGTTTTGTTTAGGCATGGACATGGTGGAATTGGCGACGTTTTCATGCATAGGATGCTATTTTCTCCTATACTAAAATTTTTTCCTGATTGTGAGATACATTTTTCATGCATCAAAAATTTTGGCGATGCACTCAAAGACCATCCTGCAAAGATAAAAATACTTAACGAAAACGAAATAAGTGATGGAGAATATTTGGCGGTTTATCGGACCAGCGTAGCAAATGCAAATAGATACGAAAACAAAGAAGGTAAAAATTGCAAGCATCATCGATCCGATATTTGGGCTTACATAGCTGGATTTCAATTAGAAAACCACGATATGAACTTTGAGTTGGATCAAAAACTTGTTCAAAATATGAGACAAAAACTAGAAAAATTGAAAAAGTACGATGATAAACCTATCGTGCTTTTTAATCCTATCGGAAGCGTACCCAGCAAAAGTTTACTACCCAACCAAATCGACTTGATAGTAAAAAAGACAAAAGAAATCAACTTAGTAGGAATACATCAAACTGAAATTAAACAACTAAAAATCAATAAAATAGAAACAATATCAGGACTTGATGTTGAAAATTGGATACACTGCATCGCTGCATCAGATGCTGTTATAAGCGTCGATACTGGCACATTTCACTTAGCTGGTGGATTGAAAAAACCCTTGTTGGGTATTTTTACCTTTGCAAATGGTAAAGTTTACGGCAAGTATTTTGATTTTATATTAGTTCAAAAGCATTTTGAGAATGGAGACTGGGAATGTGGACCGTGCTACGCCTACGGATCATGTCCAAAAACCAATAAGGAAATTAAACCGTGTTTGTCAGAACTTACAGAAAAAGAACTTGATGATGGTTTGCAACATTTCCTACAAAAAATTACAAAAAACAAAGTTGAATTACCTATGTTTTTATTTTGTTAAGGAATAATATTTTTATAACAATAGCACTAACTATTATAAATCTGAGACTGGAGGCATTTTGGCTCAGCTAATTAGACCAAACAATGTCAAAATAGTTACTCAAGACGGCGAGGTGAAGGTAACCATCGCTCTTGAATTGTCCATCAATTTGAACAGTGATGGTCTGAAAATATCCGGCTCTACGACAGCAGAAAGAACGAATAACGAATTGGATACCAAAGTCAAAGCAGACAATACGGTGTGGGAAATACCTGATTTCACACCTATGCCTAAGGTTGCTTTTGGTAAAGGCAAAGGAGATGAAAAATGAGTTGTGGATTTGATTGCGGAACATACAATCTGGTTTTTTGCACAAGAGACAAAGATGGTGATTTCATCTACAAGCGTGAAATCAATGCCTTCTTGGAATTACCCCTAGAAAACAGATTTGTTTTCAACATGATGCATCAGGCTGGCGTTCCTCTAATCGAACGCGAGAACGTCGCTTATGCCCTTGGTGAAGCCGCCGTCAATATGACATACACCATGAGCGCGTTAGAACTTAAGCGCCCCATGATCCACGGCTGCGTTAATCCCAAAGAAAAAGACGCTTTTCAAATCATGTCCATCATGATGCATAGTCTTATTGAAGGCATCAAAAAAGACGGTGAACTGCTGTATTACTGCGTCCCTGCCAACGCCATTAACCAAGATACAGATGCAGACTACCACCAAAGAATTTTAGACGCCATTTTCAAAGCCTATAGAGATGAGAGCGGCTACAAGGTAGACGCACATCCAATCAATGAAGCCTTGGCTCTCGTATACGCCGAACTTGGCAAGAAAGCATACACAGGAATTGGCATTAGCTGTGGTGCTGGCATGGTAAACATCTGCTACAGCATGTACGGCAACCCCGTGTTTTCCTTCGCCATCGTCAACAGTGGCGACTGGATCGACAGACAAGCGGCAAAAGCAACTGGTGAAAGTGTGTCTTTCATCAACAAAGAAAAAACTAAGATAGACCTCTCTGTAGCGCCCACTACTTTGGTAGAAAGGGCAATTCACACGCAATATCGTCTCATGATCGAGCATACTGTATCTGGTTTGAAGAAAGGTTTTTCGGATATCACGAAAACAGTCAGAACAGACGCTCCTGTAGACGTAGTCATTGCTGGTGGAACCAGTAGTCCCAATGGTTTTGCTCAATTATTCAAGGATACGATTGACCAAGCAAAGCTGCCAATTAAGGTTGGCGACATCATCAAACCTAGCGACCCTTTATACAGTGTCGCCAGAGGTTGTTTGATCGCCGCAGAAGCTGCTGCTAAGTAGGCAAGAAAGAAAGGTACAGAATGAAATTTAACCAGAAAAGCGTTAGCGATCTCGGTGCCGCTGCGTATCTGTTGATGCATGACTTGAAAGTAATAGGAAGAAAAGGCAAAGACATCTACTTTGTACTAGATGATAAATGCAATTCTGAACAGTTTGATCAACTCACTCTGGATTATTTGTCGAGTGAATTTCATCGATTTGATGCTTGTATCATGAGTCTTAAGAAGATTGGTGAATACAATTTTGATCCTAAGTACTATCGTTTCGTGACTGATTTGGGCGCTGCTGCCTACATCTTGATGCATAAGTACAAGGTTGTCGGCAAACGCGGAAAAGCAATTTATTTTGAAGTAGAAGAAAAATCAGGCGACAAGTTTGATGATATAGCTCTTGAATACATTTCAAGCGACTTTCACAGGTTTGATTCTTGCTTAATGTCACTTAAAAAGATTGGCGAATATATCAGCGAACAATATTAAAAATTTTGATATATAATCAAGAGGAGATTATATGTTGACGTTTAAGCAATATCGTGTAAGAATTAACGAAGAAGGCGAAGGCGCGCCCATGCCTCCACCTCCAGCTACTGAAGTTCCTGTTCCACCTAAGCCTCCTGAAACTCCTCCTGAAGCTCCTAAACCACCGGTAGTTAAACCTTTACAACGCTTTAAGAGCGAAATTACCGTACAGCAGAAACAAACCCTTGCGAATGAAATCGATAAGGTAGTCAATGATTTCATCAACAAACTAAAACAAGAGCTTATTCATGGTTCCTTCCAGCAAGCACCTAGAGGCATCTGGGATCGCTTCAAAGGTTCCGTGGCAAATATTTGGTACGGTAGAAGAAATCCTGAAAACCCATATTATTGGCAAAACAAGTTAGGTGATTATCTGGGCAGACAAAACGAAAGCGTTCTGCCTAAAATGGGCTTGCACGAATACAAAGTTCTCAAATCAACCTGTGATTCGATTGAATCGGCAATTACAGAAGCCATGGACGAGCCTAATGTAAGTAATTTGAAGATTACACAAGTCATTAACAACAGCGCGGAACACCTGAAAACCGCTTTGAAGGGATTGTTGAAACGATTCTTAGATGAAGAACTACCAGATGCTCAACCTCCAGCAGCAGATGCAGGAAAACCAGTTGATCCTGAAGGTCCTAAACCCGGAGGACCAGAAGCGCCAGCTGCTCCCGGAGCGCCCGAAGCAGAAGTAAAAGACAAGATAGACGGGACAGAGACAGCGCCTCCGCCAGTAACTAGTCCTATGCCTCCTGAAGGGGATAAACCCAAACCTAAGGCTAAGGACGCTTTTAGTTTTGAAAACGCTCCAGAAACAAGCGGAAAGTCTTGGGATACTTTAACTCCCAAAGAACAAGATGCATGGAATTTGTTTGGTAGCGGATCGAAGAAAGAACACCAAAAGCTAGATGCTAATGGATTCCCACCAATTCTAAGGCTTGGCGATCCAAGAATTGCCAAGCTTACTGCTACCCAACGTAAAGCTTTGACTGCTAAAAATCGAATTGAAAAAGAATCAAGTAAAATTGAAAACGAAACGCAGTTGCAAAATAGAGTTTTGCAATATCTTGCACTAAAAGATAAAACGCCAAAATCAAGGCAGGTTCAAGCAGTTAAACCTAGTGGTAAAGTAGAACCGGTTGCTACAGGCGAAGCAGTTGACTTTAACACAACTTTGACAAGCATGTACAAAGATGCTGATGCAAGTGTGCAACTTGTTGCCAAACCAATTCTTGATGCAGTAAAAAATGGTTTGAAAAATATAAGTACAGAAGAACAAAAAGCTGAATCGATAAAATCACTTGAAGACTATCTTTCAGATATTTCAAATGATGATTTCCACGCATATGATGAAATCAAATCTGCATTCCAAAACCTTGCAGAGGGAAAGCCTCTTACTGGATTCACTGTTTCTGAGTCAGAAGCTTTAGAAAACATGTATAAACTGCTAAATGATGACAAAAAAGCATTTGAAGTTTATAAAGAAAAATTTACAGATTTAGTTAAAAAACTAATTGAATCTGTGAAAAAATCCAATCTGGAATCTTTTGCGAATTTCGACCCAGATAAAGTAGAGTTTAAACGCGAAGGATCTCCTTCTAAAAAAACAGTTGAACAATTACCTACAGCACAACCTGAACAATTACCAGCACCACCATCCGATACAGGATCTAATGCAGAAGATGAAGCAAAAACCAAAGCAGAAGCAGAAGCCAAGGCTAAAGCAGAAGCAGAAGCTAAGGCTAAAGCAGAAGCAGAAGCTAAGGCTAAGGCTAAATCAGAATTAGAAGCTCAATCGACAGATCAACCTAAGATAGACGCTGGAGCAAAACCTCCAGAAGAGAAGGAAAAAGCCAAAGTCTCGTTTGAACCACGATTCATCAATCATATGAAAGTGTTGTCAGGAGTAATCGATGAACTACATACCGTTAACGGTGAAAAATTCAAAGACAAATATCAAGATAAGATGAAAAACGCCGATTATGCTGGGGCTTTGGATGTACTGGAACAGTACTACAAGTTTTTATTGGATAAAAAACTTGAAGATCAGTTCATGTCAGACATAATGAAAGAAAAACTGAAAAAAGAAAACGAAAAAAACATAAAAGAATTTAAGAAACGAATAAATGATTTAGACTTTGTATCGTCTGAAATTGTAGACGCAATGCCTAGAGAAGAAGATCCAGATGCAGAGGACTAATTTGACTTTTGAACCATTCTTTTTTGCTCCTGTGCTTTCTTAGCCATTGCAGCCAACATGACTGGGTCGATATAAGGCGAATCATTCGGAGTTATCTTCTGAATGTTCGCCTTTTCTTCTTCAGGTAACACTTCAACCTGTTTTACAATATCGTCGTAAAAAGGACTGCTCTCATCAATTACTTGTTCTTCAAGTATCGCGACAATATGTTCCATAGCAAAAAAAGATTTGCATTTGGTGAGATGATGAACCAAAATCAATCCATCTTCATTGATACTTGTCACCATACCCGTAAAAAATTCAGAGAACTGTTGATCATTAAAATTTGACTTGTTTACGGATTGAGTCAATACTGTACATATTTTGTCCACAAAATTTGTTTTGAGCATTTGCAAGCTTTCAGTCTTCATCTTTTGAAATTCCCTTTAATAAATTTATTCTTGATTTTCTTCTGCGTAAAATACTTTTCCTGTAAAACGATTCTTTCATCTCGTAGATTTACAGGTGAAGCCAAACTCAAAGCGCTTTCATAACCCTCATCAAGCATTTTCATCATGATCTTTCGCTTGTAAAGCTGCGAAGGAAAATGGATTAGGAAATCACCTTGTTTGTAAGATTTTGTCTCAGAATTAAACATATTCTGAGGCGTTCTTTTGATCTTGTT